AACGGTAGACGCGAAACCCGATATCGATCGCGCCCCCCGCCGTCGCGGTGACATTCAACGGCGCCGCGGGCGCGACGACCGATCGGCCCGTGAGTACCGTGCCGCCCGTCGTCGCGATCGTTTCATTCCCCGCCGCGTCGACGAAACTGGTCGCGTACGTCGCGGGGACGCCCGCGCGAATCGGCCCTGCAATAGGCGGGGTCGGGAGAACCGCGGTCGTCGGGGGCGGGTTCGCGGCCGCGGGAATGGTCACGGGCGCCGATGGGGCGCTGACGTCGGACCGACGGCCGTCGGACAGTTCCAGGGTCACGAAGTAGCGATACGGCCCCCCGGACACTTGCCCCGCGGTCGACGCGGGGGCGACCGCGGCCGACGGCGCCCCCGGGGGGTCGGGCGGGGGGATCGGATCGACGGGCAACGTCGGGGGCGACGCGATCCCGACGGTATTCGCCTTCACGCCCCCGGGCTGTTTGCCGGTATACGTGACGAGCGACGGCCCGATCTTCGCGCGGCCGCCCCCCGTCGCGAACGGGAGCGCGGTCGACAGCGGGATCAACGTGTCGGGCGCGGTCAATGTCACGGCCGCGGTCCCGCCGTCCCCTTCGACGACGATCCGCGTCCGGACCTGGGTCAGATCCGCGGCGATTTTGAACTGAGCGAACCGTCCCCCGGGGACCAGGGCCGCGGGCACGGGGACGCCCGCTTCCGTCCCCGTGAAGAAATGCAGATCCCCGACGTAGTCGACATACCAGTACGCCCCGATGATCTTCGCGATCCGCGAGAGCGCGCCCGAGACTTCTTCAAACGTGAACGTCATCCCGGGGATCGACGGAAGTCCCGCTTCGACGTGGACGGTCGTGATCACGGGCGCGAACCGCGCGATCACGTCGCGAACGATCGTCGTCGCGCTCGCGGTGAAATATTCGATCGTGACCTTGCGATGATTCAGGCGACGCGTGAAATCAATGCAGGCCAGATCGTACCGGACGTGGATCGGGACATCCATGTCCGCGTACTGTTCGCGGACCGTGATCTGCCCCCCGAAGAGCTGCGACGCGGGGTCGACCGTCCCGAGATAGATCCCGATCCCCATCCCCGCGACGATCGGCGGGGGCGGGACCGTGACCGCGCCCGATCCCCCCGTCGCAAACGCGCCCGCATCGAACGCCCCGGGGTCGAACGCCCCCGCGCCCAGGGGCACGGTCCGCGGGGCCGCGACGATCGTCAGCGCGGCCGTATTCGGCGCGTCGTTCAACAGATCGTCGATTCGCACGCGGCCGACGCGCGCCCAGGGGGTCAGATTCTTTCCGTCGATCACGACGACGACGTCGGTCGCGCTCACGGGGTCACGCGGTCCCAAGCAAACGCGTATTCCGCATCCCTTGCATGACCGCGTCGGACACGAGACTGGACATCATCGCGCGCGTTTGCGGGTCGTCGGTCCCGAGCATCCCGGACATGTTCACGGTGACATTGACGGTCGGCCCCCCGCCGGCGCCCGCGCCCGCGGCCCCGCCCCACGGCGCCCCGCCCCCGGCGATCGACGCTTGCCCGATCTTGATCGGATCCGACAGGGCCGAAAAGATCCCGACGACGTTTTGCACCGCGGCTAACGCGGGATTGACCATGATGTAATCCAGGCGCCCGAAGTGACGCCCGATCGAATTCATGAGGTCGGGCACGTACGAATGGCCGACGACCGCGTCATACATCGCCCCAAAGGCGGCGGTGATTTTTCCGGGGAGTTTCGCGACATTTTCGACGAGCGCGGACAGCTTGTCCCACAGCCAGATCTTGATCCCGTTGTACAGGTCCATCACGCTCTGGATGACGGCCTTGAAGGTCGAGGGGAGCACTTCGGTCAGATAGATCTTCATGTACTCCACCGACTTTTTGACCACTGCCACGATGTCGTCCCAGTAGTGCCACACGGCCCAGACCGCGAGCAGGGCCGCGCCGATCGCCGCGATGAGGGGTAGGAACGGTACGATCGCGGCGCCCGCCGCAGTGAGCGCGGCCCCGAGCCCCGCCGCCCCGAGCAGCGACACGACCGGGCCGAGCGCAATCACAATCGGCGCGAGTGCCGTGCCGAGTGCCACGGCCGCAATAATGAACGTCTGCACCCCTTCCGGCAGTTCTTTGAAGAGCCCGAGAATCGTTTTCAGATTGTCGGCGAGCACTTCCCCGACCTGCTCGTTGAAATCCGACATCTGATTCTTGAGATTCTTCATCGAGCCCGCCGTCGTTTCGACGTCGGCCTGAAACTGTCCCCCGAATTTCTTCGCGATGATGTCGACGATGTCCGCGAATTTCGCCCCCTCGGGCACCGAATCCCCCAGTACTTTCTTGAGCTTCCCGAGCTCTTCGCCGTCCGATTGCGCCGCCTTCGACATCATGTTGGCGGCCGTCACGAGATCCGTTTTCATGAAGGTCGCGAGATTCATCGCGGCCTCCAGCGTCGTCCGCATGGCCTCGGGGCCGACCTTCCCGATCGTCGTGAAAATCGCTTGCGCGTCGGTGATCGCTTCGTCGGCAAACGTCGAGATCCGTTGCAGTTGCGTGGCCATCTCGCCGTACCCCGCCGCGACGGCCGGGGACGCTTGCCCCGCGGCTTTTAATGCCGTGGTCAGGCGGGCGGTGGCCGCTTCCCCTTCTGAGAATTCGTTGATGAACTCCGACATCGTCTCGGTCACGGTCCCGACGAATTCCTTGACTTGGTGGGAACTCAAGACCGCATACGTCGACTTGGCGAATTCACCGATCCCCGTCGCGACCGACCGAATCGACCCCGCCGCTTGGGCGATCGCCTGGTCGACGTCCGCGCCGACTTTCCCCGCCGCCTCGACGAGCTCGTCGGTCGACGTCGTCGCGTCCCGGCACGCGGTGATAAATGACGAGAAATCCGCGAGAAAATTCGCGTTGAGCGGCATGGGATCAGCGGCCCTCCGCGGCCTTGTTGATCTCGTCGATTAGAAACTCGTAGTAGTGCATCGGGAGATCCCAGACGTCGGGGAGCGTCCAGCCCGTCACCCGACAGATCGCAAAGTCGGAGCGGGCGGTGTCGATCCACTGAGGCTTTTTTTTTCGTCCGCGATGAACGCGCGCATCGTCTGATCATGGGCCTGGATCGCCCGCTGGACTTCCATGTAGCTCGCCGCGTCGATCGCATCGAGCGCGGCGCGGACGACGGCCGGCGGTTGGTCGCGAATCGCGAGCGGCCGCCCGTCGAAGTCCGTAAACGTCCAGTCGAGCAGGTACGCGAGTACGGTCGCGACCCCGCTTTCCGTCGGATCGATTTCGAGCTCCCAATCTTGCCCGTTCAGTTTCGTGTCCGCGTCGATCTTGACGGTCTTGGTCGCCGATCGCATGAGCGTGCGAAATTCGCCCGCGGTGAGAAACCGTTTCACCGTGAGCGTATCGCCGCCGGAAATCGGCAGCACATCAACATCCGGCCGTCGGACGCGTGATCCCATTGGTCCCTTCGATCGATACCGGCCCCAGGCGCGCGGCGAACCCCCCGCCGTCGCGCCTCGTGAGCGTCTGAATTTCCCACCGCCAGGCGCCGCGCTTGAACGGAGCGACGAAAAACAGCGGGCGCTGCGCCAGTTTGTACGCGTCGACGGCGCTCGGGACGAGGGTCCCCGTGACCGTCCAGTCGCCCGCGCGCGCGCGCGTCACGGTGTACCCATCGACGGCCGCGGCCGTGAAGTACGCCCATTTCAGGGCCGCGACGCGCCCGCGGATCGTCCGCATCGGCGGCGCCTACGGCGACGGGGCGTCGAACGTCCAGGGGCCCGCGCCCGCGAACGTCCCCGAGACCTTGATCGCGCCATCGTGCGCGACTTCGATCCCCGCATCGAGGTACGCGAGCCCGGTGAAGAAATACAACGGCGCCCGGTCCGACGGGATCAGTTCCAGCATCGGGGCGATCTCCCCCATCGCGACTTGGAAGAGGACCGGGCTCACGAGTTCATCCCAGACGCCTTCCAGCTTGCCTTCAATCCCGGGGAGCCCCTGGACGGAGACTTTCGTCGTGTCGCCGAAACACGTCGCATCGGCGCGCTCGCGTTTCATGTCGAGCGACCAACGGTTGATCGCGCCGACGACGACCGCGGCCCCCCCGCCCGTGGGGTCCATTCTCACTGAGCCATGTGATCCATGCCTACGCATACACGTTTCCCCCTACTTCAAGCGGGCGTGACGATCACTTCGTACCGCGCGCCCCGATGCTGCCAGGTATTGCCGTCGACGTTCTCGGTGTACCGAATGCGATCTAGCCAGCGCATGACCATGAGCCCCGCGCCCGCGCCGGGCGGGAGCGCGAGCGGTTGCCGATCCAGGAGCGCCTGGATCCGCGCGTCCGCTTGCGCGATGGTGGGCGTCCCGCTGCTGAGCACGACGGCCTTGACCACATAGATCAGCGCGCGCCAGGAGTCGAGCCCGTGGAACTCCATTTCTCCCCGCGACGTCGACGCGCTCACGATCGCGAACCGGGTCGATCCCTGCACCGCCAGATCCCAATACACCCCGTCGGGCAAGTAGCTCGTGAGCTCCGGATCCGCCGTGAGCTTCCCGATCAGGGCGCGCTCCACTTCGCTCACATTGATCACGTGCGATCCCCCGAGACCTGGAGCCCTTCCGCGCGCACGAGCTCCGCGACGGCGACCGTCGCCGCCCGCCGATCCCGTTCGGTAATCGGCAGAAACGTGGCGCGCGGCGCCGTGTGCGCGGTCCCGAATTCGTACAGGTGCGCGTGCGGGGCGCTCGAGACGAGCGTGTAGAGCGTCGCGACCCCGCGGGCGACGCGCTCGACGATCTTCACGCCCGCCCGGAGCGCCCCCGTCACGACGGGATACGCGGCGGTCAGTTGCGCTTCGCTCTGCCGCGCGGACCGGAGCAGGATCGGATCCGCGTCGTGCTGCAATTTCACCGGGAGCGCGGCGAGCTCGCGCTTCAGGTCGTCGAATCCACGGAGTTCCAACCTGTTCGGCATCTAGATCATTTCCTTCGCAAACAAGTACAGATCGATCTTCCGTTCCAGCGGGCGCGCGATCCCCGTGATTTCAAACGCCCGCCCGTCAAACAGGATTCGCCCCTTCACGGTCACATCCGCCCGGTAGCGCCCGTGGATCACATGCGTCGCGGTCGCGACAATCGTC